TCTCCGCTTGAACCTATCTTTGCGTAATCTCCGCTTGAACCTATCTTTGCGTAATCTCCGCTTGAACCTATCTTTGCGTAATATCCGCTTGAACCTATCTTTGCGTAATCTCCGCTATTATTATCAGTTCCATCATTTTTCATTGGTTCAACTCTTGTTTTTTCGATAGTAAAATCTACGCAAGCCTTAATAAAGCCTTTAAGCCCAAGCTTCGCACCAATATGAAGCTTATTTGTTGCTGTTTTATCCTCTCTTTTATAAATATCTCCAGTAGCTTCAACATCTGCAAAATCTGAAATATCACCATTCTCATCAACAAGTGAATAGTAATTCAATACATCAAATGGGTCTTCGCAGAAATGCATTACCCCAGCTTCACATATTTCATTTCCGTTTTCTTCGTAAGTGGTATTTTCTTCGTACTGCTTGTCTCTGCATTTCATGCCTTTGTCAAATGCTTTATATCCTTTTACACCCATCAGCTTTCCTCACTTTCTTCAATTATCTTTAATTCTTTTCTTCTTTTTCAAGGCATTCTTTAGTCTTTGCAATTCTTGATTCTGCCCGCTTCTTAAATTTCTCCTTGGCATACTCAAAATTAGGTTCTGTAAGAAACAAGCGATTAAAATCAGTTATTCGCCCAACATCATCTTTCCTTGCTGTACTACGGCAGTTTGAAAAAACTCTATCAGCAGACTTGTATGTCTTGGGCTTCTCTTCTGCTTCACAAATCTGTACTGTAATTCCTGCTTTTTCGTATCTTTCATCTGTATTCATTTTATAAAAATAAAGCTTCATATTATCCCTCCGCAATCTCTAATTTCTCGCTGTCATTAACAATCAGCATAATCAACTGGCTATCTATCATTTCAGCAACTTTCTTCTGGTTTTCTTCATCTAAACTCTCACTATCATCAAGAATAATAGGAACTGATATACCGCTAATCTTCTGAATGGAATTGCAAATATCAACTCTTCCTAAAATCCTGTTACCTTTGTTACTCATAGTTGTTAAAATGCTCTTTCCGTCAACAGTAGGTATGCAACAGCTCCTGTAATTGCCATTCTTAGCATATTCAAACAACTGCCACTTAACTAAGCTAAAATGACTGTTTACTGCTTCTGTCAAGGCTTCATTCTTTGCCTTATCCAGTTCATCAAGCAAATCAAGGATTTTTTCAGCATTAGTTTTATTCTGTTCCTGTGTTCGCTGTTCTGTCCTCAATTCTTCAAGTCGCTGTTCGTCTTTTTCTGTGTCGCTTTCAGCTATCTTTCGCTCACACTCTGACAACCGCTGCCTTAAATCATTTTCCTGTGCCTTTAATTCAGCCTTAACACTTGAAATGTCATTAGCCTTGTGCATAGCCTGTTCTTTTTCAGTAATCTGCTGTTCAAGTGCCTTGTATTCTTCTGTGGCTGTCACATTAATTTCCTGTGGCAACTCTGCTAACTGCTTTTCAAGGTCTGCTAAATCAACTAAATGCTTTTCTAACTTCTGCTTTCTGTCAGCCAATTCCTGTTCAGCTTCAACTAACAATCCTTTGATTTCATCAAGCATTTTCTTAGCTGTGTTGCCTTTATCGGTAATTCTGCTAAGTTCAGTTTCTTTATGTGCCTTAAAATCTGCCTTTAGTTTCTCTTTCTTTTCCTCTGGGTATTCCTGTTTACAATAAGGGCAAATAAGATTATTCTCGTCAAATACACGCTCTTTTTCAGCTTTCCATTCGGTCCTGCTATCATCAAGTGTTTTTTGATATTCAGCTATCTTGTCCTTATCAAAACTAACAACATCTTCTGCGTTGCTGATTGACTTCTTGCTATCCTCAATCACATAGTTAAGGTTACTGATCTGCGATTCAAGATTTCTCCTAGCCTTAACATTCTCTTCATTAGCTTTACGGCTCATATCACTAAGCTCAAACTTAAGATTAAGAATATCCGAACTAGCCTTGTCATATTCAGCCATCAACTTTTCATTATCAGTCTGCTTTGCCACGCAATCAGTAATCTGTTCTTTAAGGCTGTTCTTCTGTAATTCAAGGTCAGATACTTCAATAGCCTGTTTAAGCTGAATGTCACGCTCCTTTTCCTTAATCTGTCCGTCAAGAATAGGCAAATCCTTTGCAATCTTGGTCTTTGTAGCCTTATTCATAGCGGATAATTCTTCAACTGTATACTTATTAAGTAAAGGAACTAACTCGGCTAATTCAGCTTTCTGTGAAGCTATGTCAAGGTCTGTAACATCTCCTACAAGACCGAATAAGTATTCTCTCATTTCTGCCGGCTTCTGATTAAGAAATGCGTTCACATTACTGCACATCTTAAATACGTTCATATCAACATCAAGATATGCGTTAAAATCCTTTAATGTCTTAGGCACATCATTGATGAAATACTTGTTATCATCTTTGTATGAACTGCCGTCCTTGCTGTAAGTACGTTTCTGTACTTTCTTCATAGTTATTTCTTTTCCGTCAACATCAAGTACAAGTTCGACCGACACATCCATATCATCAACAGATACTCCGTCAATTTCTCTTCTGACTGCTGGATTATCCTTTAACTCATAATCGCAGTTAAACAAGCACCACAAATACGCTGTGGCTATTGTTGATTTACCTACACCATTCTTAGCAATAATCTTTGTAATGCTGTAAAAATCAAACTCTGCGTGTGCATAACACATAAAATTTTCAAGTACTACCTTTTTTAAAACTGCTTTTTCCATAAACAATACCTTTCCTTATTAAATATTCATAACAAATATGCTATCTTCAACCTGAAAGCTATCAACTGTGCTATTTATGTATGGACAATTTTTAGCTTCATTAAACGAACCATCAAAGATTGTTCCGTATAGTGGTGTTCATATCTGGCACATCGCATCTTCATCAAGAGCCATACTTGCTAAATCTCTAACTGTAATATCACTACTCATCAGCTTCGCCCTCCTCTGCGTAATCAATCCTGCTTACTGATACTTCATAAGCAACCCTTGTCTCAATCTCATTGTCACTTATCTTCTTAGTGTACTCACGGCTCTGGAATCTTCCCTGGATCTGAATGTGTTCTCCAACTTCAAGTCCACCCGCAAATCTTGCATTTCTTCCCCATGCTATACATGGTATGTAATCTGATTTGCCATATGGTCTGTTTACTGCTACTAAGATATCTGCAATCTCTCTACCCTTAGGTGTACATCTGTATATAGGTGACTTACAGATGTAAGCGTCAAGCATAACCGTATTGATATTTTCTTCAAATGGTAGTTCGGTTGTGTCCTGTGCTAGTATTTCAAGCTCTCTTGCGAATACAGATAGAATCAGCTTACTCTTCACATCATCAACATGCCTGTTGAAACTTCTTATCTGCCCTAAAACTGTGACAACCTGTCCTACCTTGATTTCTCTAATATCAACAAGTCTGTCCGATATCATTACTGGTAATGTATCCTTGTTACCGCTTGTTCTTGAGCATTTGAGCATGAATACATGAAACCCCTCGCCAAGTACTTCATGCGAGAATATCGGTTCTCTCTCAACCACCCCTGCTAATGTGATATTATTGTTATTTATTGCATTTTCCATTTTCTTTTTTCTCCTTACTTTAATATGTAACTTCCTATTGGTACTTTATCCATTCTTTCAATTAAATGGATTTTGCAGCTAAAAACATAAAACTTTCTGAAATCCTTTTCTCTTATGGCTCTCTGTCTATTCCTGTTCAGCTTAATAATTCTTTTAATACTACTCATTGGCGTTCTCCTTGCACCTGTAATACATCGTTGTTATAACCCCTCTTGCTGTGAGACAGTCATAATTCTTCCATGCTGATAGGTCATGGTCAGCTGATTTAATTGCTGTTACAATTGCCCTTTCAACAGCACATCTTGGCCTACCCACTGTACTAGCAATACTGCTGTAAATTTCTTTCATTGTTATAGAAGAATTAAAGCGTTTAGCAGCTTCGATTATGTAGATGTAACCTCTTTTATTAGAGAGAATACCTAAGTTGAACATTTCTTCTCTTATTCTTTTCTCCATAAGCAAACTCCTTATCTGTAGCAAAAGTACATGTTCTGCACTTTCTTATAAACGCCGCTACCTTGTTTAAATTCAGCTTGATACAGCACATTGCTAGGTATGTCATATCCGCTTATTAATAATTCTTCTGCTATTCTCCAACACCTTTCTGTTGGTTCTTTATAGAATCCACTGTTTTTAAGTTCTGTACATTGGTATTGCCCCGACTGATAGATAACCTCTTCAATACTGTTCGGGAAATACTCACTTTGCACCCGGTTCAAAACAACGGCTCCTGCAAGATATAGCATTTCATCATCGTTGCATGTCGCTCCACATTCTCCCATCAGTAAATGTGCCATAAGCGACAATTCATATTCATCAACACTTATCTCCCCAGTTTCAACCTTATAATCAACATGTGAGTTGTAGCATTCACTTAACACTGCACTCTGCTGATTAATCTTAGCTTGCGGTTGTACTGGTCTTAGAATCAACGCTATAAGGCTAATTCCTGCCAGTGTTGTAAATATGTTAATTATCTTTTCTTTCATATTCTTTTATCCTTTTCATTAGGCACAATGGCGGTTCGTAAGAATCAATAAACTCATGCACATCTGCTAAATCATCATGCTTAATACAGCTAAAACGACACCCGACTTCGTGTTCTATCTGTAAATATAAATCTATGCAGATTTCGTTAATCAAGTTTATGTCACTAACCTTGCCGCCTGTAACAGCAATAACCCTCTCGCTTTCATGTCTTGTAATGTCCTGTATTTCATTAAAAGTTAATGAATCATCAAACGGAAACATTGTTATCTCCTTTCAGAAACTTGTTCACAAAGTAAACCTGTCCTTTGCCTGTTACCTTTGGCGTGCGTGTAATTCTTACGCTTCCATCTGAATTAACAAGGTTGCTTTCCTTGATTTCAAATAGCCCCTGCTCAATGTACCTCTGCGTCGGCATATTGTAAGAACTGCCACTCTTAATCAGATAGCCCTTATCTCTTAACCATACAAATAATCGCTTCTGCCCGATTTGCACACCATTCTGACAAATCAACTTTGCTAAATCTCCAACAAGAATTGATGTATGGCTTGTTGCTACTGCGTCTGCAAAAATCTCTTTAGGTTTCATCTGTTCAATTCTTGCCTGCTTCTGTTCGATTATCTTGTCTCTTTCAGCTATCTTGTTATTGGCTACAAGAAGTGCCTTTGCCATGAGTTCTTCATCAGACATTGTTTCCTGCCCTGCTATGTAGCCGCCATTCTTTCTGATTGACGGAAGCACCTCTGATGTAACCCATTCTGTAAATCTTTCCGCACTCTCTTTTCTGCTCTGAAAGATTGTCTTGTAAAGATTACTTTCATTAATAAATGTAGCTTCCTGCTCTCTGCCTAATCTGTCGGTGACCTTACTTGTAGTAACCCCATCTGTTTTAAGCCTTGCCTTAACTCTGCTTACCTGTTCAAGTTCCAATGCCTTGCATACATCAGCCAAGCAAAACATAGGTTCATCATCTTTAGTAATGGTTCGGATTTCTCCAAACTCTGAATTGCTAAAAATCTGTAGCTCCATAAACATTCCTTTCTAAATAATGTGTGATATATTCTTTTTAAGGTGCATTTGAGCAATTTTGCTCATTCCTATCTGCTGTAACTTGTAGAACTTTATATTTATTGATACAATAGAGAAGTGATGGTAGACACTTTCCGAAAGGAGATTGTATGGATACTGTCATAGCATTGTGCGTATCAGTGGTTGGCTCATACTTCTGCGGCGTAGACTTCTGCACCCTGTACGCTCTTATTTCTATATCAATAGAATTAAACAAATATGCTAAAGACAAAACTGCCAATCGGTAGGTAATTCACATTCGATGCAAACAGGACACCACTCCTGTTTTGAAGAACCAATGAATAATACATTATAAGAGATTTGCAACTATTTACCGCTACCATCACTTTTCTATTGCATCAATATCAAAAATTCTGTTTCTTATCTTTTCTTAATTAGCAATCAACAAGTGTTGTGTATCACAAAATCTTTCATTGTTGTCTCTTTTTACTTAATCCATTTTTCAACTGGGATTCTTGTTGCTTCTGCAATTTTTTGTACTGTAGTTAATGCCGGTAAAGAATTATTATCTTTCCACCTGCCCACAACTCCATTACCAAGACCACATTTTTTTTCAAATGCGTGTATTGATAAATTATTTTCTTCACAATAAGCGACAACATTTTGATAAAACATAGACTTCTCCTTTCTTTATTTAATAAAGATTTAGAGAAAAGCTTGACAATCTTTAGAGAAAGTTCTAATATATGAATTGTCGAGAAACATATTTTGAGAACACTTCCCTTTAAGTTTATTTTAGGCTTTTCCCTAACCTTTAAGCTTATTATATAGAGTGTTCTCTAATTTGTCAACACCTTTTTTAGGTGAAACTCTAAAAAATGGAGGAAAATGCAAATGAACACAGTAGAAAGAGTAAAAGACCTATGCAAGCAAAGGAAGATTTCAATACATAAATTAGAATTAGAATGTGGTTTTGCCAACGGATATATAGGTCAGTTGCGTAAAGGCACATTACCAGATGATAGGTTGGGAAAAATTGCTGAATATTTAGGTGTATCAGCCGAATATTTAAGAACTGGCGAAGAAGAACAGCTTATTTTGTCTGAACAAGCTGATTTGTGGATTAAAGTCAGAAATGACAAAAAATTATTACACTCGTTAAAAACATTTTTTGAGTTAAGTGACGAACAGCAAAAGTATGTTCTCGGTTTAATTAATTTATTTAAAGGAGAGTAGTAATAAATGATTGAATCGAAAGATTTTTTAAGAGCCATAGTAGAGAAAAGGAATAAAAACGGCAACACTGATTATGCTGACATCGCCAATAGTCTTGGCATTGATATGGTTTCGATGTTGCCGTTTATGAAAGAACTCAATCGCAAAGGTTATATCATTCAAACTCTTGAAGATGTAACTGTGACAAAACTTGGTTTACTTGCCTATGATGAACTTTAATTAAAACACTTTACGATTCAAATTGTAATGCTCTTTTACTTTTCTGTGTGTGCTGCTGGGGCAGCAGTAAGGATGTGCCAGTTTTTGTTATGTCTTTTACAATTTTGAAGATGTATTCCACTACATCTTCATCATTAACCTCTTTTATCAAGCTGTAAATTTCATTTTTGCGTTCCTCCATATTCATTTTATATCCCCTCCCTTGACTACAATAATGAGGTTATTATGGAACATCTGTTCTCGCATGTCAACCTACCCCCAGTAGATTAACAGTTTTCAGCGGTGACACTGTCAACGCCAATCAAACAGTGCCACCTAGCCGAAACTTGAAGATTTCGTCCGAACTCTCTCGGACAATTATTATTATAAATACTGATAATATAAAAATCAACTTAAAGATATCGCAAGTTTTGACAGTATTCGACAAATTATGTATATTGTGATATGATTAGTAAAATTAAATTTAAGGGGGATTTGCTTATGAAAGAGAAACAAAAAATAAGTAAGTCAAGTATAGTTATTGCAATGATTTTTCTTGTTATCATTGTTGCAACGCTGCTTGCTCATCTAGGAGTGTTTAATGGGTATAAATACTCTAAGAACGATAGAGAAATGATAAGTAGTGCAATTAAAATTATTGATGATTTTGAAAATGGAACTTTAAGTGCAAAAGAAGCAAGCACTAAAATGGAAAATTTAACAAATTTGGTAGAAAAACAAGCTGATGATAAAACGCTTTCTGCCGATTTTTCAAGTGTTGAAATATCACTCTCACTTTCAGATAATAAGCTAGTATCGTCAGATTCTCAATCTAAATGGCTTGAAAATGTAAAAGAGCGCCGAGAATCATTTAAGAAAATGTTAAAAGAAAGAAAATAAAGGAGTTTACCTATGAAAAAGAGAATTGTAAGCATTGCACTTGTTATGTGCTTATTGAGCCTTGTAGCGTGTAATAACAGTGCTTCTAGCAATAATATTGAAAGCGCTAACGAAGTCCAGGCAGAACAAGAAACATTGCTGTCAAGAGACAAAAGTGTATATCCTGATGATGTAACTGTTGAAATGCTCAAGCGTACACCTAACAAGTATGTTGATAAAGAACTTAAGTTGACTGGTGATATTGTAGCAGAATTAAAATATGATGGAGAAGTTGAAGATAGAGACGGAAATACGCATATCGGTGAAGAATCCAGTGAATATATTGCTTGCTATTATTTAGCTGTTGATGGCAATAATGCTGATACTGTTGTTTTGACATATTATAGAGACGATTTTGATTATAATTTGCTTGTTGGCGACAATGTGACAATGTATGGAACACTTCTTGAGGGTGGAATGGAATCTAAAAATTCTAACGGTACTATAACAACCATTCCTGCTGTTATAGCTGTTATGATAGATTTGAATAATTAAAATATTACCGGGAGCATTGCACTCCCGGTATTTTTATTAAGGTTAGACTAATTCGCAATCGGTTACATTGACCGCTGCGAATAATTCTCCGTCATGCACAAGCACAACTCTGTCTCCACTTCTTTCTGATACTGTATACTCGTCATACCAAGCCTTAATAGGTGTGCCGTCATAATCAGTATCGCCGACAAATCTCACTGTGCTACCCTCTTCAACATCTTCACTAAATGGGATATCTGTAGGTGTATCATCAGAACTTGCACCACCGACAAATTCAAGATTAGCAATATTAACAGCGGCTGTGATTGTTGTGCCGATACCTATAACAATTCTGTCTCCGTTCTCTTCAATTACATCATATTCGTCATAATATGTCGCGAATCTCGCGCCGTCATAATCAATGTTATCAAGCACCCTGACTTTCTTGCCATCGCCACGACTTACTGTATCTGTATTGATATCGTTGTCGTTATCGTAAATGCACTTAATAAGGCTGATGTTATCCTCATCAATTGCAGCAGTAGTTACGCCGCCAATGCCGATAACAACTCTTCTGCCATTAGCTGATAAAACACTGTATTCATCATAGTAAGTACCGAATGGCTCGCCATTATCATACTGAATAGCATTAATAACCTTAACTGTATCGCCCTTGTGATACTTAGTATCTGGTACTGGCTCATAGTCTGGCGCTATAACTTCTTCAACGACATGGTCTGTACAATAATCAGTATAGCAATAGTTTTGATCTACTGTCTGTCCGTTAATCTGTGTGCCTCTAAGATAATTAACACTTCCACCGAACTGCCACATATCATAATCAACGGCAATTCTAGGTTCTGCATCTGAATACTTTGCTACCCAAACGGCATAACCAGCTTCTTTTACTCTTGAAATGTCTACATAATTGTTAATGCAGTTCTCATATGAGTATAAGCCGACATTCTTATAGCCTGCGTTTTTCATTTCATCAAGGAATGCCATAATAATGTCCGTAAGGTCGTTACCAGTAACCATGCCTGCTTCAACATCATAGAACACCGGGTAGCAGAATGATTTGCCTGCTAAAAGCTGTGCAAAATATCTGGCTTCATTTCTGGCTTCATCATCACTTAATGCGTTGCCAAAGAAATAGGCTCCTTTGTGGATTCCTGCACTTTCCAACTTGTTATAGCTGTTCTCAAATTCTCTATCTTCGTATAAACCATCATCAGCTCCGCCTGCTTTGATGATTGCAAAATCTACACCCTCATTGTCTTTTGCTCTTTGAAAGTCAAAATCTCCCTGCCATCTTGATGTGTCAATTCCGAATAATTTACTCATAAATTACCTCCTAAAAAACAAAAGCATGGGTTAATTCCCATGCTTTTAAAATAATTATTTAATTTAACCATATGCCTGAACCCCAATCCCATGTAGCTACTACTGTATTGTCTACATATATATTTAGCTGGTTCCCATTCCAATCAAATGTTATAGGATTACTAGCATACATTGCAGGATGTACTGTTCTTCCATAATGAGTTACACTTATATCACTTGGATTTTGGATTTTTATAGTTGTTCCTTCGGAACTCATCTCCATAACATTTGTAACTTTGATTGAACCAGTCTCAATATAATCCGTATGAAAATTTCCTACATGGAGTGAACTTATATTGGCAGCGTAATCATTTCTTGATGAAAATGAGCTTCCACTTTTATCTTCCACTACCGTTAAATTTTTTAACATAGCTTGTAATGCGTTGATTCCTACTGTTTTAACAACATCAATACCTATATAAGTTTCTCTTAGAGTTCCCCACATATCTGTACCCGATAATAAAATACATTTTTGAGCATTTTGCGGTTTTATTTCGAATGTAACTTTTGATTTTTTTGCATATTTCCACTCTTCAAAGGTTCCTGCTGTGTCATATCCAAGCATATATCTTTTTGCCTGCAACATATCAAATAAATCAATAACACCATCGGAGTTAAAATCATACAATTCTTTATTCAACGTATCAGTAGTTTGATTTAGTATGGCTTTTTTAATAACGTTCATCTCGTTATAGCTAGGTGGTAAATAGGTTTCTGTATTACTCACCAGTTCAAACTTTCCTGTAGACGTAATATTTAAAGAGCTACCGCCAGAAATGCTTAGTCCGCCTTTTGCGTTTAGTATAATATTGTCAGCAATTGCTTCAATGGCAGATTTAAGCTCGCCAGTGGCTGGGTCTTTTTTGATGTATAGCTCTAAACTTGCTGATGTGGCATAATTTTTTAGTGTTGCCGAAACCTCTTCTTTGATACTATTGCTCTCTTGGGTTATAGCTTGTGTAATTTCATTTTTCATGAAAACTGTCTTTGGGTAATTATCATTAAGATTGTCTTCTATGTTCTGGCACCAATCTTGAGCGTCACTAGCTTTTGTATCAACTCTATCAATTGCGTCCGACAATTTAGTTTGTTCAGTATACAAGCCAGATATCGACAGGCTATTAGAACCGGCGGTCTGCTTGACTGTATTAACAACATTTGCCAAGGACTCTACAGTACTTCCGTCAGCCTTAGTGTTTACAGTTTCTGTCAGCTTAGTTATCGTTGAAGCGTTTTCGTCAACAGTTTGCTTAACTTCGTTGAATGTCTTAGTATCAACCTTGCTACCCATGTCAGTTTCAAGAGTAGTTGTTCGCGTTTTAAGGCTTGATAATTCACTGTCTGTATCAGTTTTCCATGAACTGATTTCAACATCAAACTTCTTAATACCGGTAATCTCGCCATTGATGTTAATGATGTCCTGCAATGCCTTAGTAACATCGCTATCCTTAATAAGCACCCATTCATACACAGGTGCTTGTTCTGTGCCAGTGTTAGCGAATCTGTACGAATATCCATCTGCACTTGAAGTCGGATTAACTACATAGCAGATATCGCCTATATGCTTCTTTCTCGTGGCATCGTCTGTCCAATTAACAGCCGGTTCATTATTAAGTGTAGGTATTTCTGTTTTAGTGAATGTTTCAATATTTCCGTCGATTTGACCTTGTAGCTCTTCTTGTACCTTGTCTAAATATTCTTTTGTCGGTACTTCTTGCGCCAATTTGTCAAGGTCAACAGAACCAGTGCCAATTAATTTACCATTAATTCTACCAACTGTTATATTATCAGCATTAAGGTTAGTAACTATTATCTTGCTTGCGTCAATAGTACCGGCTGTCAGCTTGTTTGCTGAAAGACTTTGCACCTTTTCGTTTGTTACTGCACCATCTCTGATAAGTGATGTGTCAACAACCTGCTTTTTGACATTTGCAAAATCAATTGTTGCATAGGTAATCTTAGCTGTACCCACATCTAATTTATTAATTAGCGCCTTATTAACAGTTATCAAGTCGGCATAGTACCGCTCCATCTGCTTAGTAATAGGACCGGAGGCAGCACTTGTATTCTCTGTGTCAGATTGTCCAATAGATGTAACTGTATCCATCAAGCCGCCGTCGCATTCGTGCGTAATCTGCATTATAGGCACTTTGTAATCAACATCACCCTTGCTGACAGTTATAATGTCACCAACTTCTAGCCGGTAATCACCAACAAACTTAACTGTAAGCGGCCTGAATGTAAAACCGCCTATCTTTTTATAGACTTCATCAAGAATTGCCTGCGTCATAAATGGATTGGTGAATGTTAATCCTGTTGCTCCGTCACCAACTGTTATCTCGCTTTGTTCTGTGGAACCACTCTTAGTATTGTTACAAGTTAATTTCTGCAAGATAAAATCCTTGCTTGTTGTAAATGTAACGCCCTGCTGATAATACTTATGTCCGTCAAGTACATATCCACTATCTTTATACCACCTTAATTCAAGGTTTCCGTCAGAATTAATTACCGCGTTACAGCCTTGCAACATAGCCATATAACCGATAATTTCTCTATAGGTATATCCTTGTGGTTTGTCGCTGATAGTATGTGCTGTGACTATATTTGTTGCTAAAGATATACCTAACTTGCCACATATCTCATTAAGAATAGCTTTATCTGTGCTAGGAAATGCCATATCCGAGAAGTAAGGCATGTCAGCCTTATACATTCTGTCGTATGCTTCATAGTTTGTGTATTCTCCGTCACTCGTCTGTCTAGTAACTGTAAATATTCCCAATTTAATATACTTAATTTCTGTACCAACCTTAACGCCCTCGAATATGGTAATCTCCTTATTCTCAAGACCTATTGTTGGCATATAAATAGAAAAGGTAACACCGCTGCTGCAAGTGTTACCTATCGTGATTTCGTTATTGGGATTTATCATGTTTAGAAACTTGAAATTGTTGAGTGTTTCGATATATTCTTTTCCTTCAACAATATACTTAGAATAATATCTTGCACTATTCCCCTTAACAATTTCCGTCATAGCTGTGTCTAATATCTTCATTCTACACCGCCTTTATTGATTAATTAATGTGATATCATAAACTCAATTGAGTATAATTTAGCTGGTGTAATTTCTTCGCATTTATCGAATGCGTCCATAGGAAGCATTGTCATGTCAGGTACTTCAATCTCTTGCTCATTGATTTCCCGCATTTCTTCCTGTAACTTCTTTAAGTTCTCTGATGTAACCTGATACTGATTATCGTTGATAACTGGATTGCCGCTGTCGTCCTTATCTGCATACTTAACCTTAGTGTCTTCTATGGTCTGTAATGTTGCCTTGTACAGCTCTTCTAATGCCTTAATATTGCACATGACAGCCATAGCAATTCTGCCTGTAGTCTTGTCGTGCGATATGTTACTTAAGCTCTGAAATCTGTCTATTAACTCACTTGTTTTAAGTTTCATGTGGAACTCTCCTTTATTTTTGAATTAAACTTAATTTTGCTCCGACTATTAGTCCGTCCTCATTCTTCGCCCTTGTGAGATACGGATATGTCACATCTCCTGTGTATATTGTCATTTCTTTTTGCGTACCACCTAAGAATAAGACTTGTGCTGTTGGATAAGGGTTATCTATGTCACTTACCACATTATCAAGCAACAGTGCCTGCTCACCTGTTAGCGGCGGTAATTGCAGTTCAATCTTGTCTTTGAGTGCTACAATCGTGCCAACCATTTCTCCATAATCATTTCTTCCTGTATTCTTAGACCATATCTTATTCCTACTGTATGTGTAGCCGTTATATGCCACTGGGAACCTAACTCCCTCAATCACAACTGCGTCAATCAATCAAACCACCCCTTTCAAGGCATTAAAAAAGGAATGCACCATTTCTGATACATTCCTTAGTGTAGTTACAAATTTCTTGCAACCATTATATTTATTTCTGTTTGAGCCATTCTAATATTCTCAAGAAAATCTATGCAACTTCATTGAATAATTGCAGTATAAATTCTCTTCCAAGCTGTGTTATTCTCCTGTGATAAATAACCTTACCATTGTCGAGGATTTCTTGCTTAATTTCTTCATATCCCATACTGCTGTATGGTGAGTAAAGAACCCAAGTTCCATTGACACTGTATTGAATTTTTTTATCAGCAAGTAACTTGTTAAGTTGAATGGCAGATTTCAGATTCAGTTCCTTAGCAATCTCTGTCATTGTATATGTCTTATTGACATGTGTTAGGATAGCGTTCTTTCTTTCTGCTTCAACTCTTGCTTGTCTTTCCTGTTTTAACTTTGTTAATAATTCTATTCCAAAGTCTGGATTATTCAGTATTTCATCAATAACATTATCAGTAGCATATATTCCATTCTTACGAATTGACGGAATAATCTCATCAGCCACTAATGCTTGAAATTTTTCTGCTGTTTCGTTTTTGGCTTTCATTGCTAGGCGGTAGAAGATGTTTTCTGGGATAAAATCGTCTTTCCCAACAAGTTGGGAAAATCCCAAGTCAGACAAATATGCCCTTATTGTTTCCCACCTAACATATTCAACTCCATTCTTTTCTTGGGTAAACCCAAGTCCTCTAGCAACATTTTCTAATCTTAAGTACGCAACGCCATTCTGCTCATAGCAGTCTACGCCGCAAATATTCTTAGTGTTCATAGGTACTTTAATCTCATTGTGAGAACTATCTTTTGTAGTTGGATAATTATAACTCATTATTTTACCTCCTACAAAATTTTATCATTTGCTCTAAACAGAATCTATTGCGTAGTGGGAGCATATGCCCACAATGCCTCACGCAATAATATTATGCTACTCCCTTTGTAGCCTTGTCCTGTTCTTTTAAATCAAAATTATTAACATTGTCCTGAATGGTTTCTATCTGCTGCAAAACTCCCATAAGAACATATGAAACTCTTTCGTTTTCCATATTTGCTAAAGCTTCTGTTACTGTTGCGTGTGCAATTTCTGACGCTATGTCAATATTTGTTACGATTTCTACATTACTCATTTGTTTTTCCTCCGAAAATAATCTTGAATTTTCCGAAAGAAACTGATATGATAGATTTATCAATTCCTTTCGGATTGGTGGTTTGAGTAGTCACTATAAGTTTTGACCGACTTGTGGCTACTCTTTTTTGTTATCTTTAAGTTCTTTTTCTACTAACCCTATGCCTTTCATAATGGTATCAGTTCTTGTTAATTCCAATTCATCAGCACATTTCTGAATGCGATTAGCTTCATCTTTTGTTATTCTGATATTAAGATTAACATTTCTAGGGTTTTCCTTATGTGGTCTTCCTGCTGGACTAATAATAATCACTCCTTTCAATTATTGCCCTTGCAATATTTATGTTATTATAATAACTGCCCTTGCAATAATTGTCAAGCACTTTTTTGATAAAAAATGGAACGCACCAAAAAGATACGTTCCATCAAAATCATGTATTACCAAAAAATCAGCCCACATCTGTTACACACAAACCTATGTTGTGAATAAGTTCCACCCTGTTGCTTAATCTTTTCTTTCTTATTAACCAGTGTAAACGGTCTTAAAGGATTCAAATTAACAGTATATCTTGTCTTGGATTTCTGCGGTACAGTTGTTGTAATCTGCGTGTGAGAACAATCCCAACTCCTACATCTTGGACAATATACTTCAACTAAGCCGTTTTCTGTCGCTCTGTACACTCCTTTAAAGTTAGGATTTAGCGGGCGTTGAATTTGTGGTTGTTGTTTCTTCTTCACTCCTATTGCTTCTAGCATTTCGTTTAGTTCTTTTTTAACTGACATGCATATTTCCTCTACTGTAATTCTAATGTTAATTTCATAAGTTTTTTATTATCTCCCAGTGGCGTTGCTTCTAAATCAACATTACTTTTATCTTCTAGTATATATATCCTTGCAACTGTAATATTTGTACCTGTCTGTAATTCTCTTGCAATATTATTGTATTCGTCAATGTCAAAACTAACTAACGGATAGTCAAGTTCTTTGCCGTTCTGAAAACATGTAACATTATAATTATATGCAAAGGCTGTGTTATCTTCTGAATTGTTTGCAAAGTCAAAATAAACGGCAAGAACTTCTCTGCCATTGCTATCTGTAATTACATCATGCTTAAGATATTTAAGCGTTGTATTATCATATGTAACTGTATCTGTGTTCTGTTCTGTTGTAGCAGCTTGTTTAGTAACATTTATGCCGTCTGCATTGTTATTATTTCCATTTCTGTCAATTACTACTATTAACATTAATATCGAAAATATAATTGCAAAATAAGAACCTAAATGCCTTTGTGACCTATTCCCTTTGCTTTTAATCAAATCCACAATAGCTAATATAAGTGCTACTGGAATTGTAAAAGTAAAAAGTGCCATAACTGCTGCCACTATGCTGAGTTTACTATCTTTCTTTTTCTGTTTTTTATCTCCCATATTGCATTACCCCTTTGCTTTTTATATAGCAAAAGAATAACACAATACATTTATCTTATCAATATGGAAAAGCCGCTTGACCTGTCATATTAGTATAGTTATTAGCTTTATCTTGTACCATTGTAAACAATTTATCAGCGTCACCCTGTAATGTTATATTTACATTGTTGTTAGCTTCTGACATAGCCGCCACAACCGCATTGTAAACCGCTGGATAAACTGCATTAGCAATACCTGTTGTGATTTCCTGCTGATTGGCTACCGCTGTTCTTCCGTCCATAGTACCAACCATTTCGGGTGCAACTTCATTAGCAACGAATAACTGTCCTTTGTTTGGGAAGCCACCGTTTGCATACCAATCAATACTGACTTTTGGCACTTTAGGTGGTGCAAGACTAAATTCTCCGTCAATCTTAAAGTGTGGTGTATCAATGTGTGGAAATTCAAGTCCTAAATCATTCCACCACTGCTTAAAGCTGTTCCAAGCGTTCTGTATCTTAGCTTTAAAATCTTCGATAGCCACAGAAATGCGTTGAAGTGCCGGTTTGCTATCCCACCAATCTACAACATCATCCCACTTCCCTTGAATACCTTTTTTAATTCCGTCAGCTAAGTTTTCCCATTTCTCCTTAGTAAACCACGGTCTCACATCATTGCTCCACCAAGAAACAATTGCAAGACTGTTCCACCAGTCAACGATTGAATCCCATTTTTCTTGTATTCCTAATTTCATTCCATCAACAGCGTCAACCCATGTTTCTTTTTCAAACCACGGTGCAACATTATTATTCCACCAGCTAACAATAGCTGTATTGCCCCACCAATCTGAAAAACTGTTCCATTTTTCGCTTAAAGATGTTTTTATGTTGTCTCCCAGTTCTCCCCATTTCTCCTTAGTAAACCACGGCGCAACACTTACAGTCCACCAATTTGCTATATCATCTTTATGCCCGAATGTGATAGTTTCTATCGCTCCGTCAATAAAGCTAGGTAAATCTTCAAATGGTGCTTTTATAAGATATGCTAATTGGTCAAACATTGACATATCTATTTTCTCGCCTGTTAATTTTTCATTGAGCCAATTGCCTAAATTAAATCCAGCAATAGCGGCTACTATTCCACCTACTATTCCAGCACCTATAGTTAAGCCTATTTCTGTTGCTGTTCCTGCTCCTATAATAGTGCCTATATCTGTTGTAAGTAATCCACCTATTCCTGATATTATACTGCCTGTTCCGAATGATTTTAAAGCGCCTTTAATACTTGTTCCTATTACTGTAACAAGTTTCTTTTTCAAAACACTTCCTAAGCCTGTAAATTTCAATGCCGCTATAGCCGTTATTAAGGTCGTTTCAATTGGTGCTGCCGCAAATGAACCACTCCATAATTCGATAGCTGCTTTAATGGCTTGCCATAACACATTGCCAAGGCTTGAAAATATTTCAACCCAATTAAGTCCAGCTAAATACTCTCCTATATTATGTCCAATTGTATACCAAGAAACATCATCTATAGCCTTTGCAAACCAATTAAAAATTCCTGCCACAAGGTTAGATGTATCTTGTCCTGCTGCATAAAAATCCCCGATTGCAAAATCTTTAAATATCTTCCTAACAGGTTCAAGTGCTTTCTCTATCTTATCAGCCCAAGCAACTGCCGAATTTTCCATATTGGCAAATGCTTTATCCCAAGCTGCTTCATATTCTGCCGCTGCCTTAGTAATATCGTCTGTCAAATCAATAGAGCTACCGCCACCACCACTTGAGCCTTTGCTTGAGCTTGTATCGTCTTGTAATTTATTTATTTCATCAAATCCCATAAGGGATAATGTAGCTTTCTTAGCTGAATCAGCCACATCTTGATAGCCGTCTGAAATATCTTCTAAGCCGTCTGATGTGTCTTTATATCCGCTTTGTCCGAAGCTTTCAAAGTCAATCTTTACGCCCATTAAAGAAGCAAGGTTGACTAATAATCTTTTGATTGCAATAGTTACTCCGTTTACTACCGGCATAACCTTTGAAAGAATTGGGATAAATAGCTGTCCTGCTACCATTCCTACCTCTTTCATATTGTTGCTGAACTGGCGTAACATATTACTTGGGGAGTTGATTGTCAAATTTGTTATCGTATAGGCTCTTTATCCTATACTTCTTATAGTTTCCTATAAGTTCAGAGTACATTATCACCCACGTTTTGCGTTTGGTTTGGTGGTAGCCACTTCCACCTCATACTGCCCTATATGCAGTAGTGTCGGACACTCTTGGGAATATTATATTTATTCAATTCCTACTCGTTACGATACTCAATAGCCTGTTCGCAATCTATTGAGTTATCTCGGTATTAGCATAGTTGAAAACTTTAGCCTTCACCGATTTTGCCCGATTGTCATAAGATATTTCTATTCTTATGCAACACTTGGAAGATAAGTTATATCATTAACTTTCTTCCGTCTATTGGCTAAATCGCCCCAAGATACTTTACTCTGGTCTAATATTGCTAACACTCTTAACTGTTGCTTTTCCATCTGTGTCATTTCTGATACAGACTTAGAAATGCCTAAGTTGTAAGCATATGTCGCTAATGTAGCATTAGTAATATCAATACCATACTTATACAATGCCCTTGATTGCCCGATTAAGCCGCTTTGTAAGTTCTGTGCTACTGTTGAATAGTCCACATTAAAAAGTGAGCTTATATCGCCTGCGAGCATTGTCATTGACTTTGTTATTGCCGTTGTTGCTTCGCCTGTCTGCCCTAACGAGTTGGTAACAGAAGCTAACTGTGAAGCATACTGTGTTACTTCTTGTATGTTAAGCCCTAAGTTCTTTGCTCCGCTTTCTTCAAGCAAACCACCTTGAACATTAACTTTTAAGCCAGATAACTTTCCAAGAGTATCATTTACTCTGCTTTGGAAGCTCTCTACATATGCTGTTGCATTATCATATCCGTACTTTTCGTAATCTTTATCCCACTCTGAACCAATCTTACCAAACGCTACTGCTTGATAGTTGAACGCTTCAATGTAATCTGTCGTTGACTTGATTGCTTCTATAAGTTTCTTACTGCCACGAATTACCATAAAATAAGTGGCATAAAACTTACCTATTGCACTTGCCAAGTTCCAACTGCTTTTAGTTGCTGTTCTAGCGCTTGTAGAAACGCCATACAGCGACTTTTGAAGTGAGTTTGAAGAAGTACCCACCTTGCTACCTTGACTAGCAAGATTAGCCAATGCGTTAGTCATTTGAATAACATTCTGGCTTACTGTTGGTGCTCTTGATAGCGTTGTCATTAAGCCGTTCAGAGCATTGCCTAGCTTTGGAATGTTTACAACGGCATTTTCAATGCTCTTACTGCCTAGTTTGCCAAGTGACTTTGCGAATTCTGTGACTTGCGTTGCATTTTGCGGAATAGCTGATATGCTTGCAACTGCCTTTGTGACAGCTTGAAGTGATGTAGCTGTGTTAGTTAATGCAACCGAATCAACAGAACCTATTTTTGTGATGTTCTTAGCAAGCCTTGTAAAATCTGTTGTCTTTACATCCATTCCTTTCATAGCAGTACTAAGTTGTCCCAAAGAACTTGAAAAGCTGGATAAGGAAGTTCCGTTAATATCAGCTAATGAACCTGCTAATTTTTGTAGCGATGTTATTAAACTTTCTACGGAATCTATAGCTGTTTTAGATGTGCCTTTAATTTTGACTTCTAAACTGTCTAATTCCACGCTTTAACCCCCTTTTATAGGATTGTTGGCGGTAGCCCTCTCTTTTCAGTCTGTGCCGCCCATTTCTGTTCGTTAAGTAACATCAGCTGTAACTCTTTATCGTCGGTATCTTTTTTGCTTTCTTCTGTTTTTTCTGATAAAATAGCTTGTTTAGGATATTCAATGCGTACATCTTTATTAAATGCCGCACCTATTCCGCAAGAAATAGCTGGAATTGCGTAAACTAAAAACCAGTTATACATTTCCGAATCGCGATTTTGTCTATCAATCTTTTTACCTTTTGCGTATAGTAATAATTTTGTAGGTGTCATTTTTAGAAAGTCTGAATAACTAACGCCTAGTGAACTGGCTAAGACAAAGTATTCTTCCCAGATTATTTTGTGGAAGTCTGCTTTTTCTTGTGGTCTTGCGGAACTACTGTCGGCTTCTTCTGCTCCTTTGTCGCTTCTTCCACATTGTTTGCCATTTCCTCTAACATCGTTGTTATTCCGCTCAACTCGAAAAAACCATCGCCTTCCATCGCTTTCTTGATTTCTTCAAACAATGTTCTATATCCGTAACTCTTATCTGTCTTTCTCTTCTCTGTAATATATGCTCTGGTGAGTTCCTTCGCTTCATCCATAGTTACAGGGTTATTGTCAATACAGCCTGCATAAATGGCTAAAATGCAAATCTCTGGCACATCTGCTGTCATATTTGCTAACCCATCAAAAGAAGCCTGTGCAACACTCTTGTCTGTCTGTGCAAGTAAGTAAGAACCATTGACAACAGAAAACATTTTCTGCACTATTTCTTTACACTCTGCCGCGCCAAAAGAGAACTCAACTTTGTATTCTTTTCCGTTTACATTAATATTCATCATAATTTTTACCCTTTCCCACCCTATCGTCCATATAGGGAAAGGTGCGGATTTTACACCGCACCTACCTTTTAAAATAATTATTCTGTTACATCATCAAGATATGATGTGTAGTCGGCTGTTTTGGCGTTTGTGCCACCAATCGACACAGCCTTTGATTTAGTCGATTGGCTTATCATTCCCCCACCTTTGTTACTGTGAATGTGCCACCAGCAGCCTCGACAACTTGAAGCTTGTCTGTGCATTCGATAGGTGAAGTGTTAGGAACTGCTGTTACTGTCATTTCAAGTACTGAATCAGTACCAGAAACATCATTAGGTGTTGCTGTTACCTGTCCGACAAATGCGTACTTAGCAACCGCACCTAATCCGTCAGAGCCATATAACTGAATAATATCTAACTGCTTGCCCTCTGCCTTGATTAAGTCCTGTAAATAAGCCTTTTCAAGGTTGCCTGTGTAAGTCTTAGCATCAGATGTTTTGATACCCATTAAGAATGTCTGTGAATCATCTTCAAATGTTGTGCTTTCAACTGTATTAGGTGCTGATACTGGTGCTGAAATTGACTTAGCCGCAACCATTAACTTATATGAGCCTGCAAAACCATCTTCGCTATGCTCCTTGTAGATAACCCTAGCTTTATAACTTGTACTTGCCATTGTCTTGTCTACCTCCTAAAAATTTGCAAAAAAATAAGAGCATTTCTGCTCTTTGTTACAATAATCTGTCATTTGCTCCAATTAACCGCCTAAATCTAGCGGTGCTCTTATGTACTTTGTTACTGATCGAGAACTCTGGCATTGCATTGCCTTGAAATCTCATTGTCTTAAATGCATCTGTAATTACTGCCATAACCTTGCGACAGTCAGGCTTGCTTGTGTTAGTGGTAACATCTACTTGAAATGTCGCTAATAATGCGTTAATTGTCTGTCCGTCAAGCGTTTGTCCTTGTTCTACTGCTGGCAGTAAATGAATGTATACTGTTGGGAATGTTGCTTGACCGCTGTTTTCTCCCTCATTGGTTATAACTATCTTTGGATATGTCTTTTTAAGCTGTGTTAGGGTTTTAGCCTTGACAAGTGCTGTGACTGTATTCTCAAGGTCTGTCGCCCAATCGTTTGCATTTGCCATTAACTAAACACCTCTCTTGCTATCTGCTTATACTGATTAATAATCTCCATTGTGGCATTGTACATAGGCATTGTAGCTTTAACGCCGTGTGTATAGTGCCATTGATTATCATTGCCTAAGTAGTACCAGCCATCTTCAAATGCGTGTATCTGCCCTGGGTATGTTCCTACACCCAAGCCAAAATCATTAGCTTTCGGATTCTCGTTACCGCTGTTGTAATAAATACCTGCACCGAATTCAATCGCTAATAGCGTGTAAAATGGCTCTCTATCTTCTACCTCAACAGTTTCACCGGTAGCAATCAAAATAGCTTGGTAGCCGTCTTGAATAGGCTTTTTGTCAATTCTTAATGTTACTGTTCTACCTAACGGGCTTTCACTAACACTCATAATTGCCGCTTTGTCTCCTAATTCCGCTAATCGCTCAACAAGTAATTTGCATTTTCGGTTTAAACTGTTTTCGTATCGTTTCAGCTGCTCTATAGCCTTATTTATAGACTTTTCCGATAGTGATACATTAATTGTATGTCTTGCCATATTACACCTACTTTACAGTTGCTTTAAGCATATACTTAGTTGAATATAACGCCGGCTTAATGCCTACAATCGTGAAGTCTGCTGATGTTTCATCAACAAGACTGTCAGATGTGTATGTAGGTTTGCTATCAAGCCAGATAAGGTCGCCCTTTTGGATAGGTAAAACATTCCTATCTGTTAGCAAAATAGCGTCAAAATCAGCGGTATCAAAGCCATATTCCTTACTTTGTGCTTCTCCACCGCTGAACGATATGTTTGCTTTAAAATCCACAGGCTCTGAAAAACCTGTCTTTTCTTCAAGAACTTTAGGTATCTTATTTCCATCATCATCAAGATAAGGAATAAAGTTACCCTCTGTGTCGGTATATCCTTCGTACAGGATATTGCCATCATCATCTCTTTCATAGATGGTTACTGTCTGCCCTTGAAGTGAATACTTCATAGCCTGCTTATTAATGTCAAGCATTGTTCTTTACCTGCTTATAAATCTGATTAACACCTGTGCTTGATAATCCGGACACAATTCCTACTGCTATCGCATTAAGAATGTCATTTGCCGGAAAGTTCGGTATTACATACATACCTACAACACCTAAGACACCGCCTGCAACGCCAACAATTATAGGAATGAAATTATCCTTAATCTGCGGAATTGCCTTAGCTCCTAAGCCTATCAGATATGTAATTACAACTATTGCAACTACTGTTGTTACTGATGTTATATCCATTTTAATCTTTACCTCCATTCTTTAAGTGAATTTTCTGTATTTCGTTATACATCTTAGTTACCATCCCATTACCGCCTAAAGCATGATATGCGTTATACATCTCAACGAAATTATCATAGGCGTAAGATGGAATTTCACCTATTTTCATATACTTATCGTGATATTCGATAAGCTGTACTCGCAAAAGCAACATTGTGCCTTTACTATTGGCGTCTTTGTCTTTTTTCTGCTGTTTCAGAAGCCAAACTATATAGCCAAGTAATATCGGTAATACTACGGTATAAGTTTGTAATAAAAATTCTTTCATTTTATATCTCCTGCAAAATTAATAGGCACACCGCCCACCACCCTTAATGTGTGCCGCCTGCTACCATATTGGTAACGCACAATCTTCTATAACGCTTTAGCAAACGGAAATACCCCAACAAATAAGCTGTCTCTGTCTCTCCAAGTTCTGTTGACACCGCCCTCATTCATACTCGCCATGTAGTTCTCACCAGCTTGTGAATGGTCATAGACAGCCAGATTAACGATAACGCTTTCAAATTTCTTCAAGTCCTCGGTTATCATTTCATCTGTATAGCTGTCGGGGTAGTTTCTTTTTGCCTTTACATCTTCTGTAGCCTGTTTAATAAGCTGTTCGATTACCGGATTATCTTCCTTGTTATCGAACACCACCACATCAGATGTTGTTTCATCATCATTTGTGACTGTATCAATATGAAATTGTTTAAGTCTGGTTTTGACCTGTTCTAATGTGGTGTATTCCATAATTTCAGCTCCTATAATCCTAACTTCTCAATTAACAGCTTCTTTAACTCTGCTCCTGTAAGTTCTTCTGCGTTGTCTATACCTTGCTCTGTCGCAAGCAACTGTAAATCAGATGTAGACATGCGGTTAATGGCTGTTTTGCTATAACTTAAAAAAGCCCCCTCTTCGGGAACTTCATCTCCTGCGTTATACCATTTACCATTGTGAACCACTATATATGGATATTTCATAGTTGCACCCCCTACTCTTCGCTATGAACCTCATATACGAATGTGCTATCCATGTTTTCATACGATGGAAGTACCACTTCGGAAGCAAATGTTGACATCTTCATAGGTGGTCCGTACTCTGTCTTTGTAGCAACTGTGATACCTGTGCCGTATACTGTTACATCTACATCAGCTAACTGTCTTGCTGTTCTTTCTTCCGGTGTAGTTCCGAACCAAGTATTACCAAGACTACCTTCTGGAAGAAGTGTAACCTTGTTATCTGGGTAGAAGTACTGTTCCTTGCCATCATCGTCAATATACATCTTATCGTAAAGCACGATAGTGAGCTTTGTTCTCTTCTGCACTACTGAAATAACAGTATCATCGTCAACCTCAATAGTTGCTGTAAGGTTCTGTGCAAGGATTGAGTTTCTTATCTGTGCATTATCAAGCAAATACTGGAATGTATTGCTGTTCATAAGTACATATCTAGCAATCTTGCCCTGCTTCTGTAGCTTCTTCCTTGCATTGTTAAGGTCTGTAAGCGGCTTTGAATTAGCTGTATCGCTCCACATACTTGTGCCAGATAACTTAGCATAATGGTCTTTTGTGTATGAGCCATCCTTATCATAATCGTAAGCGTACTGAACGCCATCACTTTCAATAGCAATTACTGGATGGCCTGCACTTGTAGCAAGAAGTGACATTCTCATGCGTTCTGGTACAACCTCCGCACCACTTACAAGGTTGTTAGTATCGTCATATACGCTTGATAAAGCACTCGCAAGGTAAGGGTCGTCCGCTGACTGAATACGCTCGATTTCAAGCATTTCCTCTTCACCTACTGTCATTCCTTCGCGGAAGAATGCCATCTGCGTTTTTTCCTTGCTTAATCCCTCTCTAGCTCTAAGAGTTGGGATTGTGTCAAAGTTAGATGGTGCAAGTGAAACTGGAAGTCCTTTATGTGTCTTAATCCAGCTTAAATCAAGTCCCTGTTTCTTTCTTTCGGGAAACCACTGTAAACCAAGATAAGGTATCTGGTTACTAGCATTTTCTGTTGCCGATAATGCGATAGACTTACTGTCTAATACTTCATTAATTAACATCTGTTTACCTCCTGTTATTATTCAAATACAATCATTGGAAGAGCCGTCTTAACTGCTGCGTCATATGTAACGCCTGAGTGTGCTTCTGCTACCTTTGTGTTAAGATATGCTTTCTTAAGCAGTACGCCCTGTGGTCTGTCCTCTGTTACATCAAACCTTAAGATTCCCACTACTGTAGCTGTATTGTCAGCCTTGCCATTTGCCCCGATTGGAGTACCTGCTTTGACAATTTTCTTGCCCTGTGCGTTTGTAGTTGTTACGCCATCAAAATCAAGTGTTAATGGGATTGCTTCGTTGGGCTCTCTCTTTAAAATCTGAACATCTCTTGCGTATGAAGTCTTTTCATACTGCATATTCATTTCCTTTGCCATTTCCTACCTCCTGTTATTACTGAATGTAATGTGATAAAACGTCATTGTTTTTAGGTGTATTGGATATAAGACTTTCCGCTATCTTTTCAGCGTTTGTCTTATTATCTGCACCGCCCTTTTTACCGCCGCCGCCTGGAATATCTTGATTTTTTGCAATCTCCTGTTCCTTAGCCTGTGCCGCAGCTGTTTCTTTTTCGGACATAATCTTTCCAAGTTCTGTGTAATCAAGGCTTCCATCATCTTTAACAACTGTCTTTGCCTGTTCAGCAGTAATCTTAAAATTAGTCATAGCTGCTTCCCTCTGGTCTCTGATAGCATTAGATTTCTGTAAATCGGCTATCTGCTGATTGGCTGTATCTAAGGCTTTGTTTGCCTTTTCAAGCTCTGTCATGTTGCCAGCCTGTAAATCTTCAAGTTGCTTCTGTAAACTGTCTGCTGTATCAGCCTTTGCCTTATACTGGCTTACCTTGTTTTTTTCCTTTGCAACCTCTGAATTATTCTGGTTCAGAAGATTAGTAATCTGTTCATCTGTTGCTTCTGGGAAAAGTTTTAATACATCTTCTCTTGTCATAATTACCTCCGTTAAACACACGCTTTTGTTACCGCAGGTCGCTCCTGCTGTGTTCTTCTGCCATTTACCGCATGACTGCAAAATGTATAAAAAATGAGCAGCTACACCAATTAAGATGTAGTTGCTCATTTAATATCAGTTATTGAATTATATCTTCGTATTGTTCTTTAGTGATTAAGCCTTTTTTATAGGCTTGTTCAACCATTTCAGCAGTCCATATGTGATAGACTTGATACCATTTTTTAATTTTGTCATACATAAGCTATTCCTCCATCAATAATGTGTTAGTCATCATTGCTGTATATGTCACTTGTGCGTCCATACGTTCAATGTCAGACGGCGTCTTAGCCGGCTCATAGCCATCGTATCTTTGAGGATTACTGTTGATATCTTGAAGGTCAAGGCTTTTAACAGGAGCATGAAACTGTGTTCCATCATACTCATAGTAGGTATGCTTTCTTGGCTGTCCTTCAAATTCTGCGTATTCTTCTGTTTTGATTCTTTCATTAAGACACAAGTATACCCACGCTATCCCTTTGGTATCTATTTTTATAACAACTTCCTGTTGTGGTTCTTCTGCTCTTACTATCATTGCTTACCACCTTTCTTGCTATTTTAAACAATTTATATACATTGTATTTATGACAAAAAATATAGCTATCTGAATATTTAAGTATTCCATAATGAGATATAACTCTTCTTGCTAATTGCTTATTGTTTTGCTTTTTCTTGTATCTGATATAGGCCCTGCGGATTCTCTTAAGGGTTGTTCTTCTGACTTCTATATGGTCTCTGTATGCCCTGTAGCCGCATAGGTCAACAAATCCATCGTTTATCTGATAACATTTCCAGTTTGGCTTGATTGTTAATTCTATATCTTTTGCCATTGATACGATTTTCAGTGCTACTTTGATTAAATCCTTAGAGTTAGTTCCAACAATGTGTATATCATCCATATACATATAACAGGCGCTAACCATATTTATTCTAAGTAATTTACCATTTTTCTTATTTCTGATTCTGTACATATTTTCAGTGATAGTGTGATATACATCCGATAAATATAAGTTTGCTAAGTGTTGAGACAAAAAAGAGCCGATTAAAAGTCCTTTATCAAACGTATTAATAATGGTTTCTATCAGCCATAATAATCCATTATTTTTGATATGTTTACTTAGCCATTTCATTAATTTGTTTCTGTTAATGGATTCGTAATATTTCTTTACATCAAAGCTGCAAGCATATCTAATTCTTTTGTCTTGTATTTTTCTATACAGTGCTTTAACGCAGTATATTTGTCCTCTGCCTTTAATTGACGCGCATTGATATTTTCCTACTCTTTTCAGTAAATCAGCCATAGCATTAACCGCTACATAGTCATACATTTGCTGTTTTATGTCTTGTATTCCAATATTGCGCCATTTAGCAGACGCTTCGTCTCATTTTTCTTTGTACCATATAGGTTTTAGTTCTAGCTTTCTATCAAGGATTTCTTTTTGAAGTTGGACTGCAATGTTATGAATATTTCCGTATTTATTGAAGATATTTACTATGTCGCTTCTTGTCTTTTTCTTGTTCTTAAGGCAATCTTTGACCGCTTTTTCGATAAATTCAATATTAGTAATATCCACATCTTTACATTTTCTCTTCATTGATTGATGTACCTCGATTTTTGTGCCAAGTGCTTTTCAGTCTACGCTTACTAACCACCGCTTTTTTACACGATTTTTCGTTGACTCTGGTTATGAGTACCAACGACAGCTTATTATTATAAATAAGGTCAACTTATTGTTGACGAAATGAGTGCAAACTGTAATGTTGTGTTTTTGTTTCAAAAATTAGCCGACAAGTAATACCAGCCCGCCCTGTCAAGCCTGTTCCTGCAATTCAAGTAACAGAAGCCCGCATTCGCGCCATCCCTGAGATAACCGCCCTCACTCAAGTCCTGTTATATATTTAAGGTTATGTCAAGGGGTGTTCCCCTTAACAATCCCCCTAAAAGCTTTTTAATCGGCCGACAAGTAATACCAGCCCGCCCTGTCAAGCCTGTTCCTGCAATTCAAGTAACAGAAGCCCGCATTCGCGCCATCCCTGAGATAACCGCCCTGATAATACTGTCGCACGCCACTAGCCATTTTCCCGCCTGCATAAAGCATATCCTTGTTTCCTTGGCCGCTGTTTCCAACTTGATTTTTAGGCAACCATGCTCCGTTAATATGTTCCACATCCCCGCTCCAATAATCAGAACCTTCGCCGTTTGAAGAAGCAGCTATGTTGCCGATTAATTCATAGGTTGCCTTAATTGTTGCTTCATTAGTAGTATGCTTAACGCCGATTGGCGCATGGTATACATTTTTTGAGTAATCAGTGTTAAAAAACGCTACTGTGTCAGACGCTACCTCTCCGCCGCCGACCATAATTTCAATTCCCTGTATTCTGCAAGGATGTTTGCCATCTGTGTTGCTTACAGGCGAGCCATCGTGGTGTCCAATAACACTATCGGTATCCCCACTGTGTGCTTGCATAGAAGTAATATATATCTGTCTATCATCAACAGGCGTTGTGTCAAACGGCTGACAATCAAGGTATACCGCTTTGTTGTTATCATCCAGTGCTTCTATAGCAATTATCTTTACATCATCTGCATACTGATGTATTGTAGATAATTCTCTATCTAACGAACCCGACGTATTTCCATAACCGACTGATACGCATAAGCCAACTTGCATATTGTTTGCCTGTGCGTTGGTGACTGGGAAATAATTATGTTTATCAATGCTTTGAATACTAGCCGGATACTGCACATTCCAGTTCGTTACGCCAGCCATGCTATCTTGGCTTGATTTATTTGCATATTTGATAAGATTGAAAATTTGTGCAAACGTAAATCTGCTTGAGCCAGCTCCTGTATATCCAGTTCCTTTTTTGCCGTAATTAGTTATCATGTTTTGGTAACTTTGATTTCTTGCAACTTTACCTCTTTGAGAATGTAGTAAGCCATCCGAGCCAATCACGCTAGAGTGTCTCGACTGAATGAAATATGGCATTATCGTGCCATCCGCACGCACCGCTTGTTCCCACGGTTTAAGTCCAAGTTCTTCATGTGGCGTATCGGATATAACTAGTTCTCTGTACTCGTCTGACACATCAAGCCAAGCGTAGTAAAATGTCATTTGCATAGCCCCTATATCTGCGTCGCTATCTGTTTTGTAGTTGCTATCACCGATAAATGCAGTAGGGTATGCAAAGCCATCATTGTATCGCTTATAATTAACTTCGTACCATTTGAACAGTGGTATATTTTCGTAATCATCTTGATTTTCCACTGTATCAGTTGATGGCTCACATATAAGCCCTGCATTATCTCTTGTTTTCTCGCATATAGATGTAGGGTTAAATGTGGATTTAAAAACTTTAACTCCATAAACTTTTCCAGTCCTTTGCAAGGAAAAAAACTTCTCAAGAAATATATCTTTAAAACTGTCCAAAACATTTTTAATTGCATTTCCAGTAGATAATGCATCAGCTGGCGCGCCAGCAACCGAAAGGGTATTATCAGTTATAACCTGAACAGGATGTTCCTCGAAATACTGTTCTACAATCTTTTTAATTGTTTCGTCGGTTACGCCGCCCTGTTCAATTCTTTTTTTGAGAACAGCAAAAACTTCATCAGCTTTCATTGCACCCCTCCTTATTGTTTAATCCAGATCTGATTAATAGCGTCGTATTTGTAAAGTTCCGATACATCAATCATGTAACAGCTGCTACCAAAAGAGACGTAATGCGGTAACTTGTCGTAATCTTTAGATAGAGCATTGTATTCTCTGTAATTTCCGTTTGATACAATAGCTGTTATACTTCCCATATCTGGAACCTCTTCGCCGGCATTATAAACTATGCCGTCTTGGGTTACTGTGTAGTCATACTTCATTGTTAGCACCTCCATTGTCTGTAAGGTTTTTGATTATTTCTTGTGCCTTGGCCTCTTGCTCTGCCACATCATCAATAGTTTTATATATATTATCTAAGTATGGTTTCGATAGTAAGAATGTCTTTTCTGCATCTCCCCATAAACCAACTGTCTTAATTGCTATAAGTGGATGTATGCCACTTTGAAGCAATACTGTAAGCGTCTGTGCTTTAGTGTACATATTGTCCTGTGGACTGTGATTTATCTGCACGTCGAAATCTCTGACCGACAGCTTTAAATCATTTCCTGTAAGCCTCAATATATTAAGAACAACTACCGCTAATCGCTTTTCGCACGATTTAACAATAGGGTCTTTCAACTTTGCTCTTGTTTTAGAAAAGTCCCAACCATTTCTTAATTCAACTGCCCCCTGTGTATCTCCGCCGGTATTACCTTGTTTGTTAGGAATTGCCAATATTGATAATGTGTTATCCCATAAATCATCTTTAGCAACTTGGCATTGTGTCTGATTAAGCTCCTGTGTCATAATATCAACATCAGACTTGTTATCTTTATTGATAGATTTAACTGTAAGGGCGTGGCTCATTTTCATTTTTGCAAATGTCTCTTCATCCACTTCGCAATTTACAAACTTAACCCAATACTCAACAAACTGCTGTATGCTATCCATTCTGTTAGACTGCATGTTATTAATAGCATCCAACATACCTATAACAAGCTCAATATCGGATATTCTCTCGTGGTTATTCGGAAATTCTACAATAGGGATTTCGCCGTATGTATGTAGCTTTGCTTCAACTACCTTGCTATCAACAATTCTAAAAGACATAGTGTCGGAAAATGCCATTTTGTACCAATTTCCATCCTCGTCTTTAAGTTCTTGTACAGCAAGCATAGGTTCTTCTGTGCTTTCATTGTAAGCAATGTAAGTATTCATTGGCGTAGGTGCTACAATTCTGAATGGCACATCTCCATTTTTAGGCTGAGCCGCTTTAAAAGATGTTCCTGCTGCCGACTGCCACTCTCCAGCTTTAATATCTTTCTCCTGCTTATTGGCATCCGCCATAAAATCATTGAGTATATCAACTGCCTTATTGATAGCTTCATCATCTTTGCGGCTAATAAATTGAATTGGCTCGCCATATGTCTGTCCCACCTTAAATTGAACAATTTCATATGCGTGGTTCTCAACAATCTTGTTTGTAATATCTTCATTGGTTAGCTTATGTCTGTACAGTATTGGTTGGTCGCCCTTGTAGTAATGCCACAGATACTTGATAGTTGGCTTATTCCAATGAAATATACCTATAGTACTTCCAATAACCTTAACAACATTGTTAGCAGTTATTGTATCTACATTCGTGTATGCAATTTTTCTACCATAACAGCCTCTAACAAGGTCTTGAAAATACATTGTGTTCATATCTTGCTCCTAATAAAACGTCATACCGCTTGAACTTCTGCTGTCCGGTATTTCTTTAATCTGAAAATTATCATCATCGTTAGGCACATACCATATCCACTTATGGCAATGCTTGCACGCTAACTTATGTGTTCGTGGGTCTTTACTGTCTGCCTTGGTTATAAACTTGTGGCAGTTCGGGCACATAATTGATTTATCTTTGTTCATATAAAAATTCATATTTCTACCTCATTGCATAGCAAAAAGCACCGCCGCAATTAAGCAACGGTGCTTCTCGATAAGGAATGTTTTGTTTATAAAAAACAGCTCTGTAATTTCTTACAGATACAGTATATCATTAGTGTAATATGACATTCTATGACATCTTTAAATATGTGCTACCATATTTTTCTTCAAATTCTTTAAGGGCTTTCCCGTGAAGTCTGATAATTTGTCTCCAAGAATATTTCATTTCTGTAGCAATAACCTCAAATGTTTTCTTTTCAATATATCTTGAAAACAGAATATTATAATAATCCTCATCCTCTATGCCGTCTATTTGCCCTATAATTAAGTTTTTCTTATCTGTGTATTCATCTATAGTTTTATCAAGATTACGCTCCATTTCGTCAATCTTGGCATATGTAGAGCCTATTTTATCCGGATCAGATGATGATTTTACCTTCTCTTCATTTCTGATAGCTGATATACTGCAAGAAAGCTCTCTAAGCTGTGTTATTTCTGTCAGCTTGTTATTTATCATTCGATTAAGTCTGCTTATCTGATTAAGATAGTCCTTGGTTGTCATAATAGATTAATACCTCCTAAATGGATTTATAGCAGCTTCAACTTTAGCCGTTCTATTACCTTGTGTTATTCTTAATGCAAAGTTCGAGAAAACATCTGGAACATCATCTAACTGTTTTTTCCCCGATACTGAATATTGCTTTAGTAACGACATCATCACTCCATACGGCTCATTCGGCTTGTAAAGTGATGGGTCTTTAAAGATAATGTGCTGTAATATCCAGTTAGAACATTGAAAGATTCTCGCTTCTTTGTTCGTTTCAGTTGGCGTGTCGGTAATATTGCACACCCATCCAACGCTTTCAACACGCTTATTAACTTCCATAGCCACTCTATCGCCACCAGCATTACGCTCAAATTCACATTCCTGCACCTTGTTATTTACAAGCACTCCTGCGGCATTTCTATATTGTTCTTCATAATCTGCCGTATTGTCACATACGCAATCAATACAGTAATAATCCTCCCCGTGTTTCTGTAATACAGGCAATACAAAATAATCCGTGCCTTTGCCTTTTGTATCGCATTGAGCTGTGATAATCTCTGGTTCTCCGTGTGGCAAATTAAGGTATCTGCGTATTTTATCATCTGGGAATAGTAATCCCTCACGCTCGATAGGCTCCTGTTTGTATAAGCACTTGTAAGAGATTTCATCCATCAAAAGCTGTTGGTCAGCAAAAAACTCTTTTGTGAATCCGCTATACTCATAGTCAAAATTACTCTCACCTGTTACTGGGTCTACATCTGGCACAGCAATAGTCTTAACTCTTTTATTACCTGCATACATATTCTGTATTCTTCCGATAACATCATGTACACTCCAACGTGTAGCAATATGTATCTCTTTACAGTTATGTCCGTCTGTATCTTGGATTTTTCTTTGTCTTGCGTCTACCGCATATTTATCCCATAGCTTATCAAGTACCATAGGATTAAGTGCTTCTTCAATGCCACCTATCATATCATCTACAAGCAAAAATTTACTTGCACGAACCTTACCAGCATTTTTACTGCCGACAGATGTACATTGTACGCTTGGAAACGGCTTATATTTGCCTATGTTGAACTGCTCTAACTTTGCGTTAGTGCTTGTAACTGTAAGATTAGGAAAGATTTCATTCCACGCATATTCATCAGCGTTGGTGACAATATCGTATACACCATCGTAGTACATTCGTGTAATGTCGCCGGAATGGGAATAGAAAAGGCAAAAATCATTAGGAAACCAGCCAGCTACTAAAGCGTTAAACATCTTTTCGATAGTTGTCTTTCCTGCTCCAGGTATCAATGATACGCACAATATATCGTATTTATCATCAATCATGCCCTGTAATGCTTCTATTAATCCCATTTTTAAGAATTGTTTGCGGCGTGGCATATAAAATCGTTCTTTAGGCTCTCTTTTCTTTTCGAGATACCTAAATCCGCTATCAACAACTTTGTTTTGCGCTTCAATCAGTAAAATATCATAAAACCAATTAATCAGCTCATATTCCGTTTTATTTGCAAACGCATACTTTTCTAAATCCCATATCGTTCCACCTGTTTTAGCCGCGCAGAAGCCCTCTATAAGCTCTTTTGCCCTCTTAGTGAGTTGTAGTCCATACTCAATATCTTTCTCTCCGTTTATGGCTACACTGCAAGCGTCTACATAGGCATTAATTACCTGTTCATCTATTCCATTTTTCTCTATGTAATTTTCATATCCATTGATTGTAGAAATAAGGCTTTGACTAGCCATAAGAAAAGCACCTCCACTTTTCAGCAAAGGTGCTTATAGACCTCTGCCTATAACTGTTTTAGGTTAGCGACTACAATCAATCTGTAGCCGGTAATATCGTTTTAGTTGTAATATACCGCTCTGTGGCACAAAGGACATTCACACTTCCAGTTATCGCCCTCTCGTTGGTCGCCACAGTATATATATTCTTGTTTGATTGCTTCAAAAATCGTTCCACAGTTTTTGCATTCAAACCTTAGTGGTTTTCTGGCTATGTTCAAATTGCCTTGTTTAATTATTTTCATAAAATCACTTCCTATCCTTTTTGATAATCTCTCTGAATATATCAAGCATTCCTGTTTCTTCAAACAAAAACACTGTTCCTGCAATGCATATAGATATCATAAGTGCCACAGCTACTATAATCACAATTAAAAACATAATCGTAAAAGCATTACTCATTCTTCATAAATCTCCTCGTTCCTTCAACTATTTTAGAATCCCTAGCAAAATTCATTTCAACGTGGCTTTGTGGCAGTCTGCCAAACTTTTCCAAAGCGTATTTTTCTACCGCTTCTTTCGAGATATCTATACCAAAATTTATCATTGCTTCTTTAGATGGCGGTTGATACTCGGATAAAGGATTGTCAATGTTCTTCATTCTTCATAAACCTCTCAAAATCTTTTCTGCATTTAGGGCATAAACCATATGTTCTTTTAAGAAATTTATATCTGCGAACATTCTTAACTTCAAGGCACATATCATTATCTTCAAAAACAGGAATTATATCTCCGCAACATCCAACTTGCTTAAATCTAACTTCTTTCCAACTCTTAGGTATCATCTCTTTTCCACACCTGTCACAAGTGCGCCATTCTTTTTGATGTTTCATTCTTCCACCAACTTTCTACCGCAGATAGGGCAATAATTGATTTTTATATATCCAAGACAACCGCTGTCTCCTGTGTCAATCAACACGCCAAATCCGTTTTCGTCTTTGAAAATAAAATCTCCGCCAACGTATCTTTTTTTCATATATTCATCATCATTCATTGCTATATCTTTACAAAATTCACACATATTACGCCAACTTTCTGCCGCACATCGGACAATAAGATATTTTCATTGCCATTTCAACATTTATATCTTTACTGCAACACACCGCAAAGGACGGACATTTATTCAAGTCGCATGTAATTACAGGTTTATTTGACAACTTATCAATCTTAAATTTGCCATAATGTGTTATGATGGGGAATTTTTCTTCGCAAAATTTACACATATCATATCACCTCAGATCTTCGTAAATATATCCAAATCATAGT